GTCCTTTCTCCAGTGGCCATTGCAGTCCCAAATCCACCTTGTCGACTGGTGGCAGCCAAGATCCATTCATGTTCGATATGGAACTGTCTCAATTCCAAACTCAACTCCAAAAATCTTCACCTGCAATGAAATGCCATTCACCCAGCACCCAGCAATTAGTAGAAGAATAAAAGTATTTAATTGTTAACTCTTTTGGCTGCGATCCTCACGGACGCAGCTATTCTATCTATATCATTCACCCTAAAGCACCCTAAGAACCCTAAGAACCCTAAGTCGTAGTAGTTTATTTAATTTCCAAATCCACGTTGATCAACATTATCCTTAAGAACACCAAAACGGTATGTCTTTGTAGATATAATCTTGTATTTAAAAGGTCCACCAATGGTATTGGTAGCATCAAGATCAGCACTTCTGAACACAAAAAGAAAACCTTTACTAAGGCCCTTAAAGTACTGAGTACGAGTAACACCAGCACTAGTATCATAATTCATACGAGAAGTATCAAAAACATGATTCTTAGGATCTCTCCATTCCAAATACACACTATTTCCAGGAGCAATTCGAAAAGTTTGCTTGCTAAGAATTAACCACTTACTACCGAAACCAGGAGCATCAAAAGGTGTCAAATTCAAAGACAATGCTATAGGAGCAGCAGCAGCACCAGGAGCAGTAGGCTGACAGTCCATTGATTGAGCCCATTCTTGTCCAGGATTATCATATCCTTCACGACGAGCAACAACCTTATAAACCTCACAAACTAACACTTCAGACTCTCCATCATTGCGAACTTGCGTCTCAATTTGAGCAGACTTGAACATAATCTTGCCCTCATTAGTCAACATTCCATTATCACTTGCTATGACATACAAATCACTTCCCGTACTTGCAGGAGTTTCTCCACCATAGAGCAAAACCTGTGCAACAGATTGACTATCCAAAAGAGTAGTTGGATTGATAGTACCAGGATTTTGAAGGTCAGGAAAGACACGGCTCTGCTGACCTAATGTCTTACCAACTTGGTAACTAAACCTCTTATAACTACGCACAGCCCTTCTGCGAACACGTCTAGGAGCTCTTCTTCGTCGATAGTTGGTAGTGAAATCATGCTGGGCAGTAACGACCCTACCACTGCTATAAGACCCACGAGGCTTGCTAGGAGTAGCACTCTTAAACGCTTTATAAGCCTTATAACCTTGGAGAGCAAAGGGATACGCTCTTTTGACAACATTGAAACCGGCACGAGTCCACCGAGACGCTTGATTACCTCTACTACGTGACAACATAGACAGGGGTCATTAGGGGTTAAGACCATTAATTTAACCAAAAAAAATTTTGTGGCGCAGGTGGCGCAGGGGTGGCGTCTCGGCTATATAAAGGACACCAAAAACACCATCCAGGTAATATTATTTCTGGATGGTGTCCTTCCGTGTTGCTGCCAAGAACTTTTCACTGACTTATCCTCAATGCTCCATCACCAAGGAGGCTCTGCTTGAACACCTCAGGACATTTACACCAGTCTATTGCTGTGTCTCTCAGGAATTACATGAGGATGGACAACCTCACTTGCATGCAGCAATCTCTTTCGCCACCAAGAAGAACATCAAAGCTGCCAATCACTTCGACTTCTCAGGCAGCCATTGCAACATTCAAAGCACCAGGAACGTGAAAGATTGGATTGCCTATGTGAAAAAGGAGAACAACTTTGTGGAATTCGGTACGGCTCCAATAGCCGATAAGAAGATTCGCTTAGCTGATGTACCTACTGAGGAGTTGAGAGATTATTGTGTCAACAACAAGATTGCATTCGGGTATTATCAGGAAGAGAAGGCACTTCGATCATCTGTTTCTTTCAACATCACGGAAGAGTCTCCAGGCATCATGAACATGTACTTGCAAGCACTCCAGGTTCAGGACTTCACTCAGGCACTGATTCTCATAGGACCAACGGGCTGTGGCAAGACAACTTGGGCGATCAAAAACGCTCCGAAGCCGTCGATTATTATTTCCCACATTGATCAGCTCAAACTCTTCAAGCCAGACTTCCACAAGTCAATTATATTCGATGACATGTCCTTTCTCCAGTGGCCATTGCAGTCCCAAATCCACCTTGTCGACTGGTGGCAGCCAAGATCCATTCATGTTCGATATGGAACTGTCTCAATTCCAAACTCAACTCCAAAAATCTTCACC